TCGAGCATCGAGAAGGAAATCGCTTGAACTACGCCGTCCTCCAGATCCGCCCAGCCCCGAGCTATCGCCGCGAGGCCTTCGAGAAGGGCCTGCGCGCGATGGGATACACCGACATCCGCGAATACCGCGCCGGCCGCAACTGGCCCAGCGGACCCGACGACCTGCTGATCGTGTGGAACCTGATGCGCGGGCCGGACGAGACCTACGCGCAGCAGTGGGAGAAGCGCGGCGGCACCGTCATCGTGTGCGAGAACGGCTACCTGCAGAAGGTCGACAAGACGCACTACGCCATGAGCACGCACGGGCACAACGGCAGCGGCTGGTATCCGCTGGGCGACGATGCACAGCAGCGGTTCGATCGCCTGGGGTTCGAGATCAAGCCGATGCGCCAGGTATCGCCGGATGACCTCAGCGCCCGCATCCTCGTGCGCGACCAGCGAGGCATCGGCTCGATGCAGATGCACTCGCCGAAAGGCTGGGGCCCGGCGATGGTGGCCAGGCTGCGCGCCAACGGATTCAAGCACGTCACGCTGATGAATCACCCGGGAGACAAGGGCAAGCTCGAGGCCGACCTGGCGCAGCTGCGCAACGCCGACCGCGTCGTGATCTGGTCCAGCGCGATCGGCGTGCGCGCGCTGGTCGAAGGGCTGCCGGTGCAGCACCTGGCGCCGCGCTGGATCTGCGCCGGCTGGCCGATCGTTGGCCGCGAGCGTGCGCTGGCGAACATGGCGTGCGGCCAGTACCACTTTGAAGAGATTGCGACGGGCGAACCGTTCGCCAGGATGAAGGCCGAGGGCTGGGGCATTCACGGGGCCGGCGCAGTGAAGGCGCCGACGAAGGAGTTTGTGTGAACCAGAGAGCAATGGCCGACTTGGCAGCGAGGAGGTCCGCATGCCGTTGATCCTGCGGCCTGTGCCGCACAAGGAAAAGAGCAAGGTGATATGCAAGGCCTTAGCCCATGGAGCGCCAGCCAGCGCGCAGGGTGATGTCTTCTTCGGGACCGAGGGCCAGATGGTCGCGTGGCAGACGGCGCAGAAGCGTGCAGCAGTCGGCGGCGCGCCGTTCTTTTACGTGGACAACGCCTACACCGACCCGCAGCGAGGGCAGTATTTCCGTGTGACCAAGAACGCGCTTCAGGTCGGCCCGATTTGGCGCGACGGCAGTCGCATCGACGGGAAGCTGCGCTACAGCACCGGCGAGCGCTTCGCCCGCCTTGGCATCAAGGTCAAGGACTGGCGCGACAAGCCCAACGGCACGATCCTCGTGATCCCTCAGAGTGACGATTTCATGAAGTCAACGCTTGGCCGCAAAGGCGACTGGCTCGGCGAAACGGTGGCCAAGATCAACAGCTGGGGCCTGGGTCATCGGATCCGCGTGCGGCCCTGGCAGCGCGACAAGAAACAGGCCTACATCGAACTGCACAAGGATCTCAACGACGCGGCGCTCGTGATCACGTGGAGCTCGGCCAGCGCCATCACCGCGCTCTACGAGGGTATCCCGGCGATCAGCGAGAGCGGCTCGGCCTGTGCGCTCACGGGCGGGCTGCTCGAACAGCGCGTGCGCGAGCCGCTGCGGCCCAGCCTGGCAGAACGCCAGCGTTTCCTCGAGGTGCTCGCAGACAATCAATTCACCCTCGACGAGTTCCGAGACGGCACCGCCTGGCGCTGGCTCGAGCGATCACAACCGGAGTAGCACGATGAAGATGCAGAGCAGCAACAGCCTCGACATCCCGCAGAAGGACCAGCCGCGGCAGAGCTCTCCGGTGCCCAAGGCCACCGGCAACATGCCGCGCACCGCGCCCAAGAGCGGCAAGACCAAGCCCAAGATCGTGCCCAAGGGCAACGGCACACCGCCGAAGGGGCTGCGCTGATGTCCTCCGCAGCACTCACCAGCCGCGCCAAGCCGTGGTTCGACATGAAGCGCGGCACCTACGAGCGCACCCTGGTCGACCAGCTGCGCGGCCTGCGCCCGGTGCTCGACGAGTTCCGCAGCTGGCGCGCGAAGGGAAAGCCGCTGACCGCGCTCGACGTCGGCTGTGCCGAGGGCTTGATCGCGATGGAGTGCGCGAAGGCCGGCGCGATCCAAGTGCACGGCGTCGAGCTCGTCGCGCAGCGCGTGGCCGATGCCAACCGCCTGCGCGGCTCGCTGCCCTGCTCGTTCGAGGTGGGCAACGCCTCGACGCACACGCCGTCCCGCCCCTATGACGTGCTGCTGGCCCTGTCGATCCTGCACAAGCTGCCAGACCCGAGCGCGACGCTCTACCGGCTGGTACACAACTACTGCATGCGCATGGTCGTGATCCGGCTGCCGCCAGGCCGCGGGCCGCTGGTGCTCGACCCTCGCTCGAACAACGTGCCGCACGACCTCGACGTGGTGCTGCAGGATCTGGGCTTCAACCTCGAGCACGAGGCCGAGGGGCACCTCAACGAGTGGATCGGCGTGTGGAGGGCAAAGGCATGAACGAGCTCGTCCCGCTCTACAAGCAGATGGCCGCCGACGGCGCCAGCTTCCGAGGCCTGTCGATCCTGCAGCACCGCGCGCAGATCGCGAAGCTGGTGCGCCACCACAGCGCGAAGTCGCTGCTCGACTACGGTAGCGGCGCCGGCGACGCATGGAGGCAGCCGCACCGCATGCACCGCGAGCTCGGCCTGCGCTGGTTCGACGTGACGCTGTTCGACCCCGCGTTCCCCGAGCACGACGAGAAGCCCAGCGGCCTGTTCGATGGCGTGCTCTGCAGCGACGTGCTCGAGCACATCCCGGAGGAGGACGTCGACGTTGTCGTCGCGACGCTGTTCCAGCACGCGCGGCGTTTCATGTGGGCATCGGTGTGCTGCCGGCCTGCAAAGAAGTTCTTTCCCGATGGCGAGACGAACCTACACGTCACCCAGCGCCCGCTGCAGTGGTGGCAGGACACGATCGAGGAGCGTCGGCCCCGCGATCGCGACGTGTCGATCTACCTTGTGGAGACGCCATAGTGGGAAGTGGAGATTGGCTTCTTGCGGCCGGCGAGGCGCGTGTCCTGCACGAGGCCACCGGCAAGGACGTCGCGATCGTGGACGCACGCGGCCGCGCGCAGTGGGTCGACCTGTGGAACGGGATCCCCTACATCCTGCCGCGCGTGGTGCCTGGCTGCGCGACGGTGCTCAACACCTCCGGCATGCGGCCCTACATCGCGATGAAGACGGCGGCCCGGTGGCGCTGGAGGCCGTACAAGCCCAAGCCGGCCGAGGTGCGATTCACGCTCGGCGAGCAGCTATTCGCCGAGCCCTTCCGCGGCATGGTGATGATCGAGCCCAACGTCAAGGCGATCGGGCACACGAACAAGACATGGATCCGAGAGCGCTGGCTCGAGTTGAGCCACACACGCAGCGACTTCGTGCAATGCGTGCAGTCGCCCGAGCAGGCGCTGCCGCCGCACGTTCTCAAGGTCGTCACGCCAACATTCCGGCATGCGATGGCCGTGCTGTCGGTGTGCCGCGCGTTCGTGGGGACCGAGGGCGGCCTCATGCACGCCGCGGCCGCGGTCAGCGTGCCGTCGGTGATCCTCTGGTCGGAGTTCATCAGCCCCGAGATCACCGGCTACGCGATGCACACGAACCTGCGCCACGCCGGCGCGCCGTGCGGCTCGCGCCTGAACTGTCCCGGCTGCCGCAAGAGCATGGCAGCCATCACGGTCGACGAGGTGCGCACCGCCCTCGCCGCCATCACTCAAGGAGCGATTTCATGATGTTCGTCGATAGCTGGTGGTTCCCTTCCCACGAGCAGCACCTCCCCGCCTGGATGGCCACGCCCAAGGCCCGCATGATCATCAACGGCAGGCCGGCGTACCAGGGAAAAAAACAGCTTGCCGCGATCGCCGAGTGCGGCCGCCTGGGGCGCACGCGCACCGCGATCGATGTCGGCGGGCACATCGGGCTGTGGTCATTCAACCTGGCGCACACGTTCGAGCGCACGGTCGCGTTCGAGCCGGTGCAGGATCACCGCGCATGCTTCGCGCGCAACTGCGAGGCGCAGCTGGCCAGCGGAAAGCTCGTGCTCGAGGCCTGCGCCCTTGGCATGGAAGAGGGGGCCGTCAGCATCCATACCGCGCCGACCAGCAGTGGCGACTCATGGGTCAAGGGCTCCGGAGACATCCCGATGCACACGCTCGATAGCTTCGCGCTCGAAGACGTGGACCTCATCAAGACCGACACCGAAGGCTACGAGGAGAACGTGCTGCGCGGCGGCCTGGTGACGATCACCACCTGGCGCCCGGTCATCATGGTGGAGCAGAAACGCGACATGGCGAGCGAGCGGTTCGGCCTGGGCAAGCTGGGTGCGGTGCAGCTGCTGCTCGATATGGGCTACCGCGTCGCGGCCGAGCTCTCCGGCGACTACCTGTGCGTGCCGGCATGAGCGCGCTCCGTGTATTCATCGGTTATGACCCGCGCGAGCACGAGGCGGGCATGGTGTGCGCGGCCACGCTGCGCGAGGTGACGAAGGGCGAGATCGAACCCGAGTTCCTCGATGTCAACGCGCTGCGCCAGCGTGGGCTGCTCACGCGAATTCGGGACGAGCGCGGCCCGCAGGACTACGACCTCGTCTCGAATCACAGCTACTCGACGCGCTTCAACATCAGCCGCTTCCTCGTGCCGATCCTGTGCCAGCAGGGGCCGGCGCTCTTCGTCGACTGCGACATGGTTTTCAAGCGCGACCCGCGGGAAATGCTCGACGTCGTCGGCGCATCGTTCCCGCTCTTGGTCGTCAAGCACGAGCACCGGCCCACGCGCATTGTGAAGATGATGGCCCAGGCGCAGAACGACTATCCGCGCAAGAACTGGACGAGCGTGATGCTCTTCAACTGCGAGCACCGGACCAACCGACGCTTGTCGCTGTGGGACGTGAACAACCGGCACCGCGAAGAGCTCCATTCGCTCTACTGGCTGAACGACGACGAGATCGGTGAGCTCGATCCGGCGTGGAACTGGTTGGTCAACGAGCAGCCGAAGCCGGACAATCTCGGCATCGCGCACTTCACGAACGGCGGGCCCTTCAACGAACCGAACTGGCCAGGCGCGCCGCACGACGAGCTTTGGCTCGAGGCCGCGCGCAGGACAGGGATCAGATCGACATGAGCGACGAGCGCAACGACGGACTGCACCCCCGGCACCCGGGCAGGGGGAAGTGCGCCGTCATCGAGCTCGAGAGCATGGACAACGAGCCCGAGATCGGCGGCTTCATCATCTTCCTGCCCAGCGGCGCGACCAAGACCGTGCACTGGCGCGGCACCAAGCCGATCACGCCCACGCTCGATGCGGCCAAGGAGTACACGACGCGCGTCGTCGACTCGCTGCTCAAGCAGGGGCGCGGTGCCGGCGAGGCCGACATCAACGGCACGAACTGGACCAGCGTCGCCGCGGCGATCCAGCGCGTGATTCTTGACTGGAACGACAAGATCGTCGGCAAGATCAACGCCAAGATGGTGCGCGACATGGTCGACGGTACTGTCATCACGGGCGGCCCGCGCGACCGGCGCCAGCACTGATATGCCTCGCAACAGCCGCGGCAGACCAATGGTGCGCCTAGGGCCGCAGCACATCCAGTTCCTGCTGCACATGGTCGCAAGGCCGCAGAATGCGACGGCGGCTTACATCGCTGCCGGGTTCTCGCCCAACGGAGCCCGGCAGTCCGCGCATGCGCTGCTGAAGGAGCCTATCGTCGCGGCCGAATACAAGCGCCTGATCGAGGAGAAGCACAAGGCGCTGCACATGGACGTCGACGAGATCCTGGCGCGCGCCGCGATGCTCGCGCGCATCGACGTGGCGGCCCTGTACGACGAGAACGGCGCGCTGCGGCCCATCCACGAGCTCGACGAAACCGCCTCGATCGCGATCTCCGGCGTCGAGGTGCAGGAGATCACCACCGGCACCGGCAAGGATGCCAAGGTCATCGGCACGCTCAAGAAGGTGCGTTTGCGCGATCCCATGGCGGCAATCAGACTCCTGGCAGAGCACAAGAAGCTGGTGCGCAACACCGACGACGGCGTCAACGCGCTGGCCAGTGCCTTCGCCGAACGATTGAACCAGGCGCGCATGCGCCGCAAAGCCAAGGACTCGAAGTGACCGTGACCGCTGACCGTCTCCGCGAACTTCTCGACTACGACCCGTTGACGGGGAGGTTCACTTGGCGCGTGCGCAAGTCCCAGCGATGCAAGGCGGGCAGCATGGCGGGGTCAATCGGCGGACGTGGCTATCGCTACATCGAGATCGACGGGCGCAGCTACCGTGCGGCCCGTCTGGCAGTCCTCCACAAGACCGGGCAATGGCCCGCCGGCGTGGTG